CGTCCATAACACCCCAGTATTCTAAAACTTCATACTGAGATGCACCATACTCATCATTACGATTGTCATCTTTTAACTCATGCTCGTAATCTTCTTCTACGTAGTTAGGCCCCATCTGGAGGCACTCACGAATAGCTTCCTTGTCAAAGTAAGGCATCTTACCAAGACTACGAAGCTGAGTACGGTTCATTCTATGGCGGTGGAATACATACTCTGATTCATCAACATTTGTTGCGTTGGGGTCTGGGAAAAAGTCCCAGATGCTGACAAACTCCAAGCGAGGCACCCTAACATCAACAGGAGAGTAAACTCTATCGCCATCCTCTCCTTCCTCCCATCTGTGTAAGGTTTTGTTAAAATTGAATGGCCCTTTAACAATTCCTGTGCCGAATAAAGCTGATTCAAATAATGCGTTTCTAATTTCACTAGCGCCGTTAGACTCCTCTATCTGATCGTGTATAAGTTTTTCCATTCGTCGTGCAGCTTTCTGTGCAGGACTTAATTCAAGTACTTGCGGGTCTGGTGAAGGCCCTTCAACAAGCATATCCTTTTCTTCTGCTTTTTTGTCAAGTTTAATATCTTCAAACTTACCTGTAGCAAAAGTAGCTCCGGGCTTTAACACCCGTCCATCACCTTCGTAACCTACATCAAAAGGATTCTCAGGTGTTTCTTCTTCCATCTCAGGAGCTTGTCCTTGAGAGGTTTCAATACCCGGTGAAGCTGTTGCGTCTACGTGTGCGTGCTGCGAAACACCTTCAGGCATCTTAGTTTCACTAATACCAATAGGAAACTTATTAGCACCAAACACAACATCTACAAGTTGTCCAAAGGCTGCAAGTACTTTGGTCTTAGTTACTTTAACAAAGATACGGGACTTCTCAGACTCTCTAAAGCGTACATTCTTGCCGTATAGACCACGATAGTTGTGATACGCTGTAAGCCAACGCTGCTCATCTAGGTCGCGTGATGACTTAGCAGAAACATAGCGATCAGAAATTAGACCTACTAGGTTATTGCGTAGATTCTCTTCTAGGGTCAGTTCAAGGCCATCTTCGCCTTCAACGTCTCCGAAGTAAATCCCATTCGCTGTTAAAGTATTTTCTGCCATTAGTATCCAAACTCCGAATCAACGGGTGTATATGCCTGTTCCATTCTTAGATTTCTAAACTGACTAAAGATGTCATTGACTTTAGGCCGTGACATAATTAAGTAGCGTAACGCATCATAAGCGTGGTCAGGTGCATTTGTATTAACATCTTCTGGGTTAGTTTTATCCAGAGGAAGACTTTGGAGTTCACGTATCAAGTTAGGACAGCTATTAAATATCTGTATCTTAGGTCTGCCACTTGGTTGCACTCTCAAGTATTCGTGGATTTGTATCTTACCCTGTATTCTGTTTTTATCTGCTCTACGTAATTTATGCCCTGCTCGTTGAAGTGTCTCTCCAACTGTAGGGCCTGTAGTACCTGTTCTGTTCCATGCCGCTGTATCAAGTACTCCCGACACAGAGTAGGGGTCTGTTAGCTCCATGTTCGTAATCATCTGAGCTAAATCAACACCTGTTAGTCCTTTCCGATAAAGTTCCCTATATATAATAAGTGTACCATCAGAGGGATCAACAGTGCCCCAAACACAAGCAGATTCTGAAGCGTATCCGTAGTCAATTCCTTTCACCCTTTCCCAGCCTACTGGGATTTCAAATGGTGTTATAACATGCTCCATTACATCAAACTCTGTAAAGGCAGCACCTTCTGTAACATCCCAGTTACCTTCTAGAAGCTGCTTACGCTGTACCGCTGGTAGAGCTTTAAGCATCTGCTCATACCTACCATCTGTAGACAGGTATGGGTTATCTTCTAGACGGGCTGGTATGAAACGTCGTGTCAAACCATCGTGGCCTGTAAAGCTCTCATTAGGCTCTGATGGGTTCACATAACGCTTCTTTACCCATGTTGCACCAGCACCACCGGGGTTAGCTGTACAACGCATGTACGGCGTAATCTCAGGGTCTGTAGTACGTAGTCGTGATGCTAGGTAGTTCCAAGAAAACTCTGTTGATAGGTGAGTAATCTCATCGAAACCAATCCAACTATAAGCTTGTCCCTGATAGCGATAGACATCTGCATCTCTTTCAAGGAAGCCAAACTCTAGTTTAGCGCCACTAGGGAATGTCCAGATCTTTTCAACTTCTCTGAACTTACATCCCGGAAAAGCCTTTGGGTATAACTCCCTAGACTTATCTATAAGCTCCCTCAGTTCAGGCATGGAGCGTCTTAATATTAACGCCCTGTGAGCAGCCCTGTGGGCGAATCTGAGGGGATCTACGAGCATAGCATAGGACTTACCACCCCCTGCTGCGCCACCATACAATACGTCCGTTTCTGGAGCCGCTAAGAAGTCTGTCTGCGGCCCATCATTAGGCTTAAAGATAATCTTGTCATTTACTATCTCCTTTGTACTAGGAGCTAACAGATCAAGTTCATCCTCTGTTAAAATCTTACCTTCAGTTGTAGAGGCATCTAAAGCCTCATCTAATTTAGATTGTACCTTTGTCTGCTGGTTTAGTGTAGCCTTAGCAGACTTCAACTTCTTGTCAAGAACTTCTATACGACGCTGCTTGTCCTTTACAGACCTTCTAGCAGCCATCTTAGCCTTTTCTTTCTTACTGTAACGGTACTTAGGAGCTTCTCCTCTATCCTCTCTTTCCTGCTTTACATGGTTAGAAAGAGTTTGTACTGATACGTTATAGCCCTTAGACTCTATAAACAATCTACCTTCACGGATAGATTTATACTTACCATCAACAATACCTTCTACAACTTCTTTGAGGACTTTGTAGACTTTATCATTGCGTACAAATAGCTTACTCTCTGGATCTGCATCGTATGCAAATGGAGCAACACCCTGTGTACGGGGTTTAGTCTTGGGTAACTTCATACTCACCTTCTACAACAGTCTTAGCAGGAAGTATGAATAAAGCGCCACCCTCTGACTCAACATTAACCTCTAGTCTATCTTGCTTCCCTAAACCAGTGCGATCCAATATCGTTTGAGCAGCTTGTAACTTTACGTTAGCTTGAGGCATAGGATCATCTGAATCTAATACCTGTACAAGCTTCATAGCTGCCTTGGGTGCAGATTGAGCAAGTATATGAGAGGCCAGTTCTATTATTTCATTTTTAAGTGATTTAACTACTTGAGAATAGCTACCTTCGGCATAACCTGCTAGCTCCGCTGCGTATTTTGGATCACCTCCCGTTTGGATTAGACAGTCCAAGAACTTTTGTTGCTTCTCTGTTAGCTCGCGTTCTTTAGATGTTTGAGGTAAATAAGCATTCATAACAAGACAGTATAGTGTTGAATTGAGGTTTTGTCAAGTCTTTTTTAAAAAAATAATAAAAAACTTGACAGATTGAGAATCTGACACTATACTATAGTAACAGCCGCCGAGGGTGTAAGTATGTATTATATAGATTTATATATATGTACTTTAAAGCTTTAAAAGGGAGCCGCAGTATGTGAAGATACTGTCAAGGTTAGACAACTTGAAAAGCTTTCAAAATGTTTATGAATGTGTATATATAGGGGGAGGGGGCTACGGGCACCTGCCCCGCCTGCACACGCACACGCGATACGCGCACACCCGCACAAGCGCATAAAGGTCGCACCATCTTCACAAGCCTTCACAAGCCTTTGAAGCCTTCACGCGCAAAACCTAACAAATGTTAGATATTCCTCAAAGTACTTAAAAGCTTCCCAAGTATTCCAAAGCTTTGACAATCTTGCAGCGCGTTTAAAAAGCTTGTAAAAGTTAATCTTTATAACTTAAAAGCATAAGCCTTTCAAAGCCTTACAAGCTTTCCCCGTTCTTCCCAAGCCTTCCACAATCTATACTTTTTTTTCCTATAATAGGTACAGCCTTTCACATACTGTATAGATGTACAGTACCTATTCCCTCCTCGTGTTAACTTCATGCCTGCAAGCTTTTATTGAAAATCCCTCCAAAATATTTACAAGCTTTTCCCTAGTCTTTTCAATGAGTTACAATCATTCCCAACAGGAATATAACCTAGTCCAAAAAATCCCTATAGAAATCATGCCCCCTTCTTTAAATTCCTCACATCGCCAAGGCAAACCGCCAACGGCAAACACTGTGAGGGATCGCAAAATGGATAAGAAAGAAATACGCAGCATCGCAACTGCCATTACTACGCTCGATAACAGGAACGCAACAATAGCATCAAGGCTCTTTGAAGTATTGAAGCCAGCAATAAATAGCAGCGACATGGCGACATGGAAGCAAGCTAAAAAAGAATTCGCGGAAGCCTTGGGATTTAAAAGCCTTAACAAGTACACGGAAGAAAAAGGCGGAAGCTTGGCCCAACGGGTGAGTGAGTTTACATGGTCAGTTGAGGGCGTAGGCTTTGAACTCGAAAGCTTTGACGACTACCTAGCAGCCAAGGCGGAAATGTTAGCGGCGCAAAAGGCAGCCAAGGCGGAAGAAAAAGAAAAGGCGGAAATGGCGGAAGCCTTGGAAGCCTTGCAGGGGCAACCGCAATTGACTCCGAAGCTTTTAGCGGTGCTCAATGCGATCAAAGAAAAATCAGCTCTATCAGCAGAAGAGCAAGACGCCATAGCGGACTCACTGTCTCCACTACTTAACGGATAAGGGAATCCCTCCACGACCTAGGCACGTCGTTAAACTGCCTACGCTAGACGCTAGCCATTAGATCCCGTTGGGGTTTAATGAGTAGCGCCAAGGCTCTACAAGCTTGCCAAGATAGCGGACGGATACTCTGCTGCCCGGTGTAAGTGTTAGAAAAACCTAACAAATGTTAGAAAATTTGAGGGATAAAAATGTTAAAACTACTGGGTGCGGCCCTACTTATAACGTCTTCAATCATGGTTGCCATTGTTCTAATGTGGTCTGGTTCTTGGCTGACGTGGGCATATTATGCCAGTGATATGCCGGTTCATGGCACGTTTGCTTTCATCGGCCCTATGTTCGTTATCAGCGGTTTTGTTGTACCGTTTGTGGCTATTGAAGAAGTTAGGTAAAAACCTAACAAATGTTAGAAAATGTGAGGGAAGCAAATGACATTGGCAGAAAAGTTTTGGGAATGGGATCGCAAGGAGCGCATACGCTGGAAGTATGATGATCACCGCGAATTAGTCCACCAGTTTGATTCGGGTGCTGTGGTAACAATTTTTACTCGACCGCCTTACGAAGTGTATGACGAGCAGACATACGTGACGTTCAGCGACGGATCGCAAACCAATTTCAATTATAAAGGTGAGGGATAGAAAATGAAACTACTAGACACGACAGGCGGTAACGCCAAGCTCAAGAAGAGTGATAAGAGCAGCCAAGAATACCGGCTTGCAGGCTTATCACTTATGCCGGACGATATACTTTGTCCCTATCGGAACGTGGCAGGCTGTGCAAAGTCTTGCCTAGAGTCGGCAGGCATGGGCGTATTCTCAAACGTCAAGGCTGGCAGGCAACGTAAAACTGACTGGTGGCATAGTGATCGGGCTGGGTTCTTGGATCAGTTACGCAAAGAGCTTGGCAACTTTCAAAAGCTTTGCAAGCGGCAGGGAGTAAAGGCGGCAGTGCGTCTTAATGTATTGTCGGACATACCTTGGGAAAAGCATGGGATACCGCAGGAGTTTCCCGATATTTTCTTCTATGACTACACCAAGAATGCGTCAAGGCTGGGCAAGACTCCGTCTAACTATGAGTTGATGTTTTCGTACAGTAACGAGCCGGACTATCAGAAGCATGTCGCTAAGGCTTGGAATACCGACGCGCCTATATCGGTGGTATTCCGTGGCGGTATGCCAGAGCATTACAAGGGACGCAGGGTGATTGATGGCGATGCCTCAGACCTTGTAAACGTCAAGGCTGGCAAGGTTGTTGTCGGGTTGGTAGCCAAGGGCAAGGCCAAGAAAGATGAGGGAAACTTTGTGGTTGATAATGTGATTGCGGTAGGGTAAAACCTAACAAATGTTAGAAAGTGAGGTTGGTATGAAAGTACTTGTAGCGTGTGAGTCTAGCGGTACAGTCCGCGAAGCTTTTAGAAAGCTTGGGCATGAGGTTTGGTCTAATGATCTGCTGCCTGCTGATGATGGCAGTGAGTATCACTTGCAGATGGATTGTGAGGAGGCGATAGGTTGGAACGATTGGGATTTGATTATCATGCACCCACCCTGTACAGCCTTGGCGGTCAGCGGCAACTCTACCTATGCGAAGGGAATGCCTAAGCATGACGAGCGTTTGCGGTCGATTGAGTGGACTACAAAGCTTTATCAGTTGGCTATTATTGCCTGCGACAAAGTGTGTATGGAGAACCCTGTCGGGGTGTTACCGTTCAAGCCTACGCAGTATGTACAGCCTTGGATGTTCGGTCATCCTGAGTCTAAAAAGACAGGCTTGTGGCTTCATGGTTTGCCCAAGCTGGGCGAAACTAACAACGTAAAAGAGGAGTTTGATGGACTACCGAAACGGGAACAGCAACGGCTGCATTACCTACCACCCTCAGAGGATAGGTGGAAGATACGCAGCAAAACTTTTCAAGGTCTGGCAGATGCTATGGCCGAGCAGTGGGGATAGGTATGTTGATTGAGAAGAGGTCTGGACTTACAGGCAAGGCGCATGTTTTGGACGTGCCGGTAACTGTGGAGCAGCTAGAGGCTTGGCAGGGTGGAGAGTTGATTCAGAACGCCATGCCTGATCTGTCTGCTGAGTTGCGTGAGTTTTTGATGACAGGCATAACGCCTTTTGAATGGGAAGAGAATTTTGGAGAGTAAGACTATGGATTTGTATGATGAGAAGTTTTGGGATTGGTTGGA